TGCATAGAGTTGTCAAGTTATCTAGAACAGATTTACCTGTATCGATAATACCATTTATAGAATATCTGTTTTCAATTGATGAGATACCCACTTTATTCCTTTAATCTTAATTGTGAAAGCGAAGTATAATGGCACCATTGGCACCTGCTCCGCCGCCGCCATTTGGGCTAGTTGAGGTACGACGTCCACCCCCACCGCCGCCTGCACCGTATTGACTACCCGACGTTCCAGGATTATACTGACCATTAGTTTGCTGTATACCACCCGCGCCGCCACCATCAGCACCGCCAGGATAGCCAACTGTTGGTGTCCACCCACCACCGCCTGCTCCATACTTAGTAGTATTTAACCAAGGGATAACAGTGCCAGGGCCACCAGACTTACCGTCAGGAGTAGGGCCACCACTACCACCTCCGGCCCTGGCACTGTTCCCATACCCAGTAACACCCCCGGCACCCCATCCACCTCCGAATCCATTTCCAGAATATCCGCCATTGAGTGGATTGGCTGCATAGTCATCAGTGCCACCCGAACCACCTGTAACTGTTATATTACCAAACACACTATTACCACCGCTGCCGCCAGTGGAGACAGCACCGCCAGTGCCGCCTGTACCTACAGTTATCGACAGCGAATTTCCATAATTTAGATTGGCCGTTGATCGTAATGCAATATTGGATACTAATCTAACTGCTCCACCACCACCACCACCAGCACTGAATGTACTATATCCTGCTCCACCACCTCCTGCAGAAATAACAGCAATATCAACAAGTGGATAATAATATTTTTGTTGAAAGGTAGGTGCCCAAGTACCGCTGCTGGTTAATGTACTTAATGATTCAGATGTAGGCAGCACATTTGACCCAGTACCAATGAGTCCAACAGTCTGAGTTGAAATTTCAACAGCACCATTATAGTGTTGACTGTAAGTAAACGATTGTGTACCAGTAACATCAGAATATGGGTAGAATTTCATAAGACTCAATGCTCCATTGATCTGAGCATATGTTCCGCTGTGACTATAGGTACTTGATGTAGTATTATCCACAGTGCCAAATTCGCCAGCAGTACTTGTTAGATAGATACTATAAGTACCGCTTAATGTTTCAGTAAGCACTGGTACCAAGGTCGGAAATAATAGCCCAGGAGTATTCTTTTGGAATGTTCTTGAGTTATTCATATTGGTTATAAATCCCTGAGTTGTATTAACATATAATGTTTGTACACGGGTTATGACACTACCTTTTGGGTTATACCCAATATAACTGCCGCCGTCGGCATACCATTGAGCCTCAGTGGTTGGATTACGTGGTGCAGTATATTTGTATACTAATAAGATTGGATCAACTACATTAGCGACTGATTGAATATATAAGTTTTCAACAACATTAGTAAATGGTGCAAGGCCGGGCTGTAGATTTATAGTAAGTCTTTTTGAGGTGTTGTCAAACGCAAAAACCCCGTTGTTATTATTGGCAGTACTGGATATGGTGGCTACAAGATTTGCCTGTAGTGGATAGATCTCTAATTTGCCACCTTGGAATTCACCACGCAGCACGCCATCAAGATTACTGATTGTACCAGGATAGCCGGCCACCAGGTGTGGAGTAGTTGTTGATGCTATCAGAGTACTTGCATTCTTATAATAGTAAGCAGGTGACGATCTAGTTAGGTAATTGGCAGTTTGATTCTTAAACTGTTGTATTTTATTACTTGTATGATATGTTGCTGGGTTATATAGAACATAAGTAGCAGCCCAACTAGTATTCACGTCATTGGCCCAGTATGTAATATTAGAGAGATGACTATTGAGTTTGGCCACATTACCTGTAATGGTCAGAACCTTGGTTGTATTGTCGAATGTGCTGGTACCGATACCAGTTGTACTAATATTACCCACAGCAAGAATAGTGTTGGGAGTAACTGTCATTGTGTAATTTTCAGTTGTGGGTTGTCCTACAACAGGTATAATAGTGGGACCAGCAAAATATGATAATGCCGCTACACTATAAAATACATCAGACACCGGGGATAACTCGTTTAACCCAACTACTGTCACACTTGTAGTCCAGGTCTTGGTCAACCCATTATTATAGGTGACTAAACTAGTTATAGTAAAATTCTCAGACGTATTAGCAGTAATAGTCGGACTCTTAACTCCATCCCATTCTGCTATAGAAGTGATTCCGGATATAGTTGTAGTAGTGATTCCAAGACCACTACTAACAACAACATTACTAGTTGTATCGCCAGGTAAAGTACCAAAGAATACATTGGCATTCATAGCAGTAGAAATAATAACTGAATATGTTATAGCCTGCGGAAGACTAATTATCTCAGTTATATTGGTACCCACTGGCAATTGAAATGAATACAATTCATTAACAGCAATTGCTTGATGTACTGGTACTGTGGGATTAAATGTGACTATAGTTTCGCGATTGTCTTGATAATTGATAGTAGTTTGACTAAAATTATTTAATTCTTGTAGGCTATTCATTCTGTGTAGATATCCTGTTGTGTAATGGCAGCACCATATCTAACTGATGTCATATAATCAAACATGCAATCGCCAGGCAGTTTCATTGAGTTGTTTAGTTTGAATGATATAGTTGGCAAACCAGTAATGCCTTTGCTTTTATTATAAGTTACCTTGACAATGGCAAATACTAGATCACTCATGATACTTGCTGTGGTCCATCCAGGTACAATATTGTAGGCTGGCACTAGGCTAACATTGTTATAGCCATGGGGAATAACTGGGCAAGTACTTGATCCCGAATAACAGAATACCTGTACTAGGCCTGCAATATTGGGATCTTCATTGCTGCTGTCATCCACTGTGTACTGAGCAGTAATACCATCACTTTGAAATACAACACGTTGTCCATTCCAGTATATATCTGTGAATGATACTGCACTGGCCAGGTTATCACTGATCTTAATACCAGTTCGTTCACTTAGAGTCAACACATAATACATTGTCAGAGCATCAGCACTCATAACTGCATCTGTGATAATGCCGCTGATGGTGCTGGTACCGTAGAATACAGGAATCTTCTGTTGTGTATTTGGTGCAATTTGAATATTGACGCCAGTGTCAGGCGGAGGCGGTGTTGTGGTTGCTGCTGGTGTACTATTGCTAATACTATTGGAGATCTTGTTTAAGGCAAAGCCAGTCAAGGCAGTGCTTAATAGTCCGCCCAACAAGTTACTGCCACTACCACCAGTTTTGGCGCCAGTGAACATGCCCACGACACTGCTGGTGGCACTGGACCAGACTGATGATGCAGCACCACTAATTGAATCTCCTACGTCGTCAAGCCAACTCATATCTATTAATCCTTATTTTGCACCAAAGTTAAAATTACTATTGGCTAAACCTGCTACTCTATCCATACTGGTATCACTGGGATACAAGTTCTTTTGATCGACACTGTTAGTTCTACGTCCACCTATTTTATTTTGTATTAGCCCCACAATGCTGGTACACATTAAACTAATTGTGTTGCTGGCACTTTGTCCTGCCCAGGTCTCTGACACACTATAGTTATTTAGTAGGCCAGTAAACTTGCCAGTTGGGTTACCAGGTATATCAAGCACAGCGCCAGTAGTGGGGTCAAAGAATGCACGTACAATGGATATTCTACTGCCTTTGATTTTGTTATTAAGAAAGTCAGTGATGCTGATATTGGGAATGCCAGATATTGTTATAGTCACTTCAGACTGATTGACTTTTAGTTCACTATAACTATCTGTGACACTTAATAGATTACCAATGCCAGTATACTCAATACCACCCAAGGTAATAGGTCTATTAAAGTCACTGAAGTAGAATGTATCCAGGCCATCAACATCTAACTTACAGAACATTGCTGTCATAATTGACGGGTACAAGGACAGGTCAATCATACAATGTACTCAACAAACTTGAATGAACCATTAAAGGTTACAATATTACGATCAACAATTGACCATTGCGGTATGTCTGTGCAGACCACATTCCAAGTCACAGCAGGTCCAACTAATATTGGTAGTAATGATTCAGTGTTTTCCATAATTGGTCTGTTCAGTGTAACAGTATTGCTGTTGTACAGCACATCTGCAGCAACACTGTAAACACGTCCAGTTGGACCAAACTGTACAACATCACCAGTGCGAAACTTAAAGCCCGAGGGTGTACTTGGGCTTGTTGTCAGAGTAATCGTATTCTCACCCACTGTGGCACGTCCAACAAAGCCAGTGCTGTTAACACTATTACCTTGATACGTGGTCAACCAGGAATTGTAACCAGGGGCATTGATCTGTACCTGTGCCACTGTGAATCGATCAGCAGCATCAATTGCTTCTGCATAAGGGCGAATGTCAGTCCATAAGCCACCAGGGTGAGTAACATCAAATCGCCAAAT